AGACAAATGCTCAGGATAGATACGGTTGGCAATGGCAATGTTGGGATACATGGATGCCACGTCAGCATCAACAATCATGCGCGTGTCGCTGTCACTGACGATGGTGCTCTCAACAGACCCGTGAATACCACCAGTGCCGAAGTCGAAACGAAAGCCACCGATTGTCACGTTCAAGTTGGTAGCAACTTTCCAGTTCTTCCAATAGCTGTACTGCTTCTCACCCTTCTTCTTAGCTTTCAGTTCCTCTTCAGACACCCACCCCATAGGATGCAATGCTTTGAAGCCAGCAATAACATCATCGCTTGGTTTGTTGAACCACTTCTGACGCTTCGTCACCATCTCAGCATAGGCAGCTAAGTCACCAAGGTCGTCCTCTTCAATGTCAGACAATGCACCTTTTGTTTCTGTCAAAGACTGTGCAGCAAACCACTCCAGCACTAGCTGAAACTCAGGACGCAGAAAGTCGTAGTAGTTGAACAGACAATCTTTGATGTGAATAACTTCACGCCTAGTCTGATTAATGTGACGCTCACCCTTCTTACCAATACGATAGCAACTACCGGGCATGTTCTCTTCAAGCTTCATGATGAAGTAGTCTTTGCCGATCTTTGTATCGTTGTGGTTGAGAAAGTTGCGATTGTATTTAACAGACAACTCTTCACGAAACGTTATCTGTGATAAGCATTCTTTGTAGAACAACAACGTCATCTTCACATCATGCATGTTGTATTTTAACAACACATCTATCTGGTCATCGGTTAGGTCACTGTGTGGGTCGTATGGCAGGTCAACAATGCTGTCAGCTTTCATGTTGAACTCAAGCGCCTTCAACGATGTAGCCCTTGCAGGATTGTCGAAGTGCATGATTTTGTACAGGTCAATCTGCTGCACATACTGTGACTTGTCATGGATGATGTGACCAAACCTGTCATCGCTACCGATGATGGACTGTGCCTTCTTGTACACCCGTGTAGCCACAGCCTTACCAGATACAGTGAGGGCTTTGTCAGATACAGAGATGAGGTCATGCAACACAGGGTAGTCAAAGCCTATGTTGTTGTACCCCACCATCCTGTGCTTCTTACGCTTGAGTTCCCCGAGGAAACTAAAAAGTTGCTCAGCTTCATTCTTTCGCTGTGAACATTCAAACGCTACAGCATGCGACTCATCAACGCTAATCGCTGAGAACGTGAACGCTGTCTTGTATGTCTCTATGTCCCATACGTAGTCCATCTTTCTTTTCCTTCTTTGGTTTGGGAAACAGTCTATCACGATACGCTCTCATCAGTGATGCACTCACATTCTGAATGGCGTATGCTTCTATCTCGTTGCCGGGGTTGTCTTCACCAATGTATCTAAAGTATTCCTGCACCACATGCACAGCCTCATGTACTAACAATGTTGCAACGTCGATACCATCAGTCTGAGGTGTAACAGGGATGCAAACAATGCTCACTCTGTTGCCCTTCGGTGTGTTGAAATAGTGCGTGGTTGCTAATGATTCATGAATAAGCCATCTGTCCCACTCATGTATAGGAACCTTCAAATATCTCAGTGTGCGATAGTAGTCTGACTCAGTGGTACAGACTTTTAAGAAATCACCTTCGATTAGGCAACGGTTTAACCATGTAGTCATGTGCCGCCATACTCACGGCTAAGAATGTGTTGGTCATATACATCAAGCTCCTGTTCAACATCTGCAAGCTCAGCATAAAGCTTAGCCAGTGTTGTGTCACCTTTGATGTAGGCATCACGCTCAAGTTCTGCATAGGTTTTCATGGTTAATCCCAAAGGCTTTGAAAGAAAATACCGAACAGCTTAGTGCCGTTGGCGATACGTTCGTGATGTTTCTGAAGACCAGCACGGTCACACAAGATAGCATCAATCTGCTCCATAAGTTCAGCTTCTTTGTTCACATTAGACATGTCATAGAACAGGTCTTCATTGTCATGATCAACGATCTGTTCCATCGCCCAAATCATTTCATCAAGTACATATTCCCATCGTTCAAAGTGGTTGTTGTCAACATCCCACTCATGCTCTTTAGGTGGTGCTGCTGTAGAGCGAAGATGTTCTGGTACATACTCGTCATCAACTAACGGAGCACCATGCTTCGTAGCCTTCAACTGCTTGAGCATAGGCACGATGAGTAGCGCTAACGTGTGGTCCATACTCCATGTGTCATGCTCTTCAATGGTGATGTCAACTTGACGTGGAGTGTCGTCTTCTACATAGGGTCCGATAATTACTTTCATGTCAGTTCCTTTCGTGGTTGTTTAAAATTTGAAGGATGATGTTGATCGACTGCATCAACATCATCTGCTCCATTGGGTCAAGCTGGTGATAGCTAGGTTGTGGCGTAGGCCACTTCTTAATGATGGCGTTCCAGTATTGTTCTACTTCGCTCATAAAACATCCTGTTCTACTTCGGTCTGGAACATTCTACCTGTCTCTTTGTTGTACAGCAAGTGACAAGCTGGACCAGTGACACCACTATAGCGGTTCTTTAAAACCCTGACATGTGTGGTGTTGCGCTCAGTCAAGTCTTCAGCTTGACCATTACGCTCCAGACCAATCACCATGTCGCTAAGCTGTGCAATGGATGCTGACCCACGAAGCTGAGCCAGTGATGTAGCAGCACCTTCTTCATGGCCCTTGTCAGACGGACGCTTCAAGTGGCTGACCAAGATGAGAGCGATGTTGGTTTCTTGCACCAGCATACGCAGCTTAGTCATCACTTCGTCCAAGGCTTTGCGTTCGTCACCACTCTCTTGACTTGAGATGATGATGGACAAGTGGTCAAGGAAGATGTAATTACATGACATACCTTTTGCCAGATAGCGAACACGGTTGACAATGTTTTCAATGCTGGTCGATCCGAAGTGGTCGAACAGGTACAATCTACCAGTGCCAAGCGTTGCATCGAAAGCGTTCTTGCGTTCTTCATCAGACACAACAGCATCGGGTAGGTGTAGTGGTGCATTGGCAGCAAGCGACATCATAGACAGTGCAGTCTTACGAACACTTTCATCCAAGAACATCAAGCCGATGTTGTCTGGTGTGTTCTGAATCAAATGCCACACCAACTCACGCAACACCTGAGACTTACCCAACCCTGAGCCTGCTGTGATGGTGACAAGTTCACCGAGTCGGATGCCATAGGTTAGTTCGTTCAACCCATCCCACGGATACTTGCAATCAGCAGGTGCCATTGGTGTAGATACCATGTCCCACAAAGTGCTACCTGAAACAATACCGTCTGGAACAAACTGCTCAGCCCTCCACCAACGGTCAACAAACTGTGCTTCCTTACTTGCTGACAACCAATCACATGCATCCTTCAACTCAGGCATGGGCTTGAATATCTTGCACTTGCTACCGAACAACTCAGCCACTTCCTTTGCAGCCTTGATGCCGGGTTCATCACCATCAAAGCAAACAACAATGGTTTCAAAGCTGTTGATGTATTCGTAGTTGGCTTTGCAATCTTTCAATGCTGAAGCTGCACCATTCCTGATCGACACCACAGGCCATTTCGATCCTGTCATTTGGAATGCAGCCAGTGCATCGAACTCGCCTTCAGTGATGGTTAGATATTTACCACCGGACGGGAACAGGTTCTGCCCATACAGTGTTGCAGCTTTCCAGTTGCCAATAGCGCTGAAGTCTTTGCGGTCTACAGGTCGGACCTTTGCTGCCACCAGCACAGAGTCTTTGTCGTAGTAGGGGAAATAGTATTTGCCATTGTCACGGACAGTGCCATACTTCTCCATCGTTGTTTTGGTGATGCGTCTTTCTGACACAGACACTGGCACACCTGTGTTGAAAGCTTTGATGAAGCTTGTGTCAGACACTGCTGGTGTAATGGGTTCGATCACAATTATTCCTTCTGTACCGGGGGTTAGTGTTGAACAGACAAAGCAGTAGGCACTACCGTCTGCATTGATTGATGCACCATCACTGCTACCACAAGCAGGACAGGCAACGTGAGTGCGAATGAAACTCATTTAGTTCCAGCCTTACTAAACATATGGAAGCGCTTGGCATGCAGCAAAGCCTCGTCACGTTCTTTGTTGAGGCCGTAGATTGTGCCCATGTCGGTGCCTTCATCACGCTTACGCTTGACCACCTCTGTGCTAATTTGTGATGCTGTCTTACCTGACTGCTTAGCCTTGAACGTGGAGTCTTCAGCGAACATGGACGGGCGGGGATGTTGTTGCCAATGAAACGGTGACAAGGGGTGGCAGTTGCAGGTCATTGTTGTTCCCTAAAGAAAGCAGACATAGTAACAGGTGCAACATCACGCAACACAGCCAGCACATCCTGTGCCACCAACCTGTGTTCCTTCTGTGTGGATGGGTCGAGTCGTGCTTGCAAGAATGTAATCCAGCTACGCATAGTGCCGTTGACGTACAGCTTAGATGGTGTCAACCCTTCAGGCAACAAAGCACGAGCTTGCTCTTTGGCAATGCCACGCTTCAATGCTTCGCTGTACAAATACTCAGCCTCACCAACCATCCTAGCCTGTGCTGCTGCCCACCATATGGTGAGGTCAAAGTCGTCTGTCTCTAAAGAGTTCTGCCGATTCTTGTTGTCTTGCATTCGGCATTCTCGAATAGCGAATTCACCAAGCTGTGTAGCGTCAGCATATCGCTGGCTAAACTCTTGAAAGCTAAAGCTTCTGTGTCGCAATAGTTGTCGTGCAATGTCGCGGGTGGTTGACACTTCGATACACGCACTAGCCATTTCAAACACAGACCAGTGAGCATTCTTTGCACAATAACTTAGCAGCCCTGCCACGTTGGGGTTGTCTTGGTTGCCGGGGTTGCTGACACGGGCGCAATAGCCGATGTGTTTGTCAGCATCTGGTGTTGCCCAAATAAGTTTTGCTGTTGTCATAGTTTCATTGCCTCCATAGTTAGTCCGATGTTACCAATGGCATAGCCAACAAAGGCTAAGCCAAGTCCTGTGTTGCCTTTAAGCAACAGATCAATTGCAATGACGGTGTACACAACACCTATAGTTGCTATAAGCCAAGCGCTCATACCATTCCTCTCATGTTCTGTGCCACTGTAGCACTCTTCAATGTGTGTTTGACATACGGTGTAAGGCTATGCACTGTGGCATGACCACTCAGAGCCATGACGTTTGTGAGAGCTACACCAACTTCAACCATCTCTGTGATAGCTGTTCTACGCAAGTCCATTAGCTGAAGTTCATCAGGCAGTCCAGCTTCCTGCATCACCACCTTACCCGCCTTGCTCAACTGCTGCAAGCTGTAGGGCTTGGGTGTGTTCTTCGTTGAAGCTGGCATTATAAATGGTTGCCATGACAGGTCAACGTGTTGTTGCTTCAGCATCTCTTGCAAATCTTTTGGTAGCGGTATAGCCACCCTTGCCCTACGTTTGCTCTGCTCCAACGACAACACCCCTGTGTTGATGTCATAGCTGTCCCATGTCAGCATACGCATGTCACCAAGTCGTTGCGCTGCACAGTAGGCTGTGTACACAATGAGTCCAATGCTTCGCCATTCATACTTGCTAAATGCTGTAGCCATGAAAGCTTTGATGTGTTCCTTCGTCCACACTGTGCGGCGTGGTCGGTCTGTCTGTCGCTTGACGTTGGTGAAGGGATTGAATGTACAGAATCCATTACGTATAGCATAGCTAAACAACAGACGATACACAGCCAATGAATGATTGGCTAAGCTAACACTGTTGCCAGCATGAGTGTCAT